TGTATCATCTTAACTTCACCTACATAATATAAATCTTGAAAATTAGGATCATCTGAATATGAGTAAACTAAATTAGCAGGATCTACATAGTCAACAGTTATACCGTTTGACTTATTAAAGTTTGTTTTTACAGCACCAATACCTAATACAACTAAGTCATATAGCATTCGTTTTTTAGTCTGTATGTATTTGTTTTGAGCCATTACATTAGATATAGCTTCTTCTTCTGCTATTTCTATTGACTGCTTATAGCTAAGTTGCATATGCAGACTTAACTCTTCTTTATTTTCAGGTAAGTTTTCTGGAGCAGATGTTGTCCATAAATCCATACCTATTTGTTCTTGTGCTTTTTTAAGGAAAGATCTTGCTTGTATATCTCTTAATAAACCTTCAGCATAATTAGTTCTTTTCTTTTGTGATTCAGGATCTATAGCGTAAGCTTTAACGTCATAGTCTCTCTGTGACATTCCGTTAACAACAATATCTACAAACTTAGGTATAATAGGTACAGGCTTCCAGTCTAAATTAAGATAAGACAAATCACCGTTAATAGATAATTCATCTTTATATTTTTGTATAGATTGTTCTCCTCTAGCGTATAGTCTTAAGTTATGAAAGTTAGCAAAGTTCATGGAAAATCTATCTCCACCTCTATTACTTCTGAACCATTCATACTCTATAGCTTGACCTACTCGAGTACCATACTCCAAACTCATTTTCTCTTCATCAGGTACTACCTGACTAGGGAAACCACTGTTGTAATTACCTTGAATCATTTATTTTATTATTTTAGAGAAATCCCCCTTATTATTATACTTTGTAAAACCTAAAGAAACCTTCTCTCTAATTATTTCATTTATTGGTCTATATTTATTTTTGTTACAAGCCATTATAGCAAGTCCTGAGCTTATAGATGCATCATGTTTTGTTCTATTGTTTATATCAAATTGAGCCCAATCTTCTAGGGTTCTTTGAAAATACATGCTACCAAAAGTTTCACCTAGACTACCAACTTGGTTTTCTATATAAGTTTCTATTGCTGCAGCGTGTGCTTGTTTAATATCTTCACTAGAGTTAGGTATTCCACCAATCTCTCTTTCTGTTATTGATAACTTTAATTTATCAGGACGATTCATAGAAAAATGTCTATAACCTCTTCTTTTAAAGTAATACAATAATCTTGGTTTATTATTCTCTGCTAGTATTGGCATACCATAAAAATGACAAGCCATTAATACATCTTCAAAAAATATTTCAGCAGTCTGTGGTCTAGCAATATATTCTAAAAAGAAATGATTAGAAGGATGTTCGTCCATGCTAAACTTAGTTAAACCGTGTAATGAACCATTAGATCCTTTTCCATCAACGGTACCAGATATGTCATAACTGTCACACCCAAAGGCACCAACGTGTTCGTTTGCAGGATATTTCATATTGAATTTTACAAATACTTGATTTTGTAAATGCACAGGTGGTATCCAAGATACTTTAAATCTACCTGTTCTGTTAGGAACAAATATAACCTTAGAGTCTTGTATTCCTTCTTCCCAATGAAAACTACCTGTTGTTACAGCAGAATCTTTTTCAACACCTTCATTATAATCAATTTGTTGGTATATTTTAGTTAAATTAAATAAAGACATTTTAGACTCATCTCTAAACGCATGTTTTGTTGTGCGTGGAAATTGTCTGTAAAATTCATTTAATCCATCTTGATCGTCTTTAAGACCTTCTACTTCATTATCCCAATACTGTATTACTCCTAATTCAATTTTGCCGCCATGAGGTCCTTGTACTGGTTTTTTTGGAGTCTCGAAGACAGGCATTCCATAAGAATCGATGTATCCTTCGTAATTCCATTCCATAGGAATGAACAAAGAATAGAGTCCCGAACGAGTCTGTCCGTTGGCGTTTCGCTTGTTAACGTTTGAGTCTTCATATAGTTTCTTAAAATTTCTACCTCCTTTATCTAAAGCATTTGATGTTGATCCCATCATACACTTTCCTATAATTCTTGATCCTAATCTAAGAGTTGTTTTTGTAACTCTCCAGTTATTAAGTATATTATTAGGTCTTTCCCATTTACCAGATTCATCATGTACTAAAAGTTTAAGTTTCTCTCCATCATAAGCATTGTCTCCTGTGTTTTTCCAATCAATAGTTGTATCAAGCCCAGCAAGATCTTCAGGTTTGTCAGTAGAAGTAATGCTTCTTCTAGTAAACTTACTAGCCGGTACTCTGTAGGCCAACTCGGTTTTAGGCCTGTCCATACCATCTTGAATAGGTTTAAAAAAGAAAGGATAATTAACAGATATAGGCACTACTTTATCAGTAAACATTTTTTTAGCATCTGCACCAGATTTAGATAGTATTCCAAATCGTGCATCGGTTGATATAGTTGCTAAGTTAACACATTCACCAGACGCCATAAAAGAAAAACCAGAACGTCTATTTTTAAGATAGCACATGCCATAACATCTTTGATCCGCGAGCACTGCTGCCCAGAATATAAAAAAGATTCTATTTGCTTCTCGAAAATCTGGTTGCCCAACATCAATCTTAGACCATTGTAAATACATGTAATGAGTACCTGTGATATAAGTAGGTATATCTTTATTTATATACCAAAAACCTTCTTCACGGCGTTTAAACTCATTGTCAATATAATCGTAGTATTTTTCTTTAAAGTCTTCAGGATATTCTCTCCAATCAAATACTGTTTTTATTCTTTTTAATACTTTAGGATAATCAAATCTTGTCCATTTATTGCTATCAAACTTATAAACTTCTGTTGCTTTAGGTAAAGCTATTTTTAAGTTTTGTATTTCATATACTTCTCCAACTTGGCCAGTTTTAGATATAACAATCATATCATGATCTTTATTATATCCATACTCCCATTTCTTATACCTATTCATTCTATTAAGAATTTTAGGTTTAATATAGTTAGGTAATACCTTATATAGAGTTTGCTCGTACATTATTTAGATCTCCCTTCAGCAAAGCCACGAAACGTAACTTCTTTTTTAACTTCTTTAGGTTTGTCTTCTAGTAATTCTTGCTCCATCGTAATACGGTTAAGTATTTCAAAAGCATCGAATATAGCTAGCTTTTTTGTAGCTGCCGCGTTTTTTAATCTGTCAGCTGATATATCTTCGTCAGAATCTACAATAGCCTCTTTAGCTACCTTGATTAACTCTTCTACGGCTACTTGCCCAGCTTGGATTATATTTAACTTTGTCTTCTTTATGTTCATACTTAATTACAATATCATTTGATTTCATACAATATAAAAGCTCTCCATCTAAAGCAAATTCCCATTCGCGCTTAGGAGGAAAACTAACAACGTCCCCAGGCACTATTCCTAGCGCTTCTAAGGAGTTATTACCTATTTTTAATATACCAATAAGCTTTTTAGTTTTGTCAGTGCTAAACTTGTCATCATTTTTTATAGGTTGAACAAAACATCTATCATCAAATGACATCCATTTATTGTTTTTACTATATAAAAATACTTGATCTGGTTGAGCAAAATATAAATTATCTTTAAAGTACTTAGCACTATTTCTTTCTTTACCTTTTATGTCATACCATCTTCTAAATATGTTATGATGTACTATAACTTTGTCACCGATTTTAATATCAGTTTTGTAAGCTATAGGTAGAGCAACAACTATTGCTTCTCTACTTACATTTGTAAAGTCGTCTATCTTAGTATTAGTGATAAGAGATTTATTACCTATTTTTATTTCATTATCATACCTTTCATTTAAAGGTTTAATTATAAAATTATATATGCTATTCATTAATACTGTAAGTCGTATTCAACAGATATAGCCATGTTAGAATTAAATTTCTTCCAAGGTAAAACTTCGTCTTCTTTTTTAATAAAAATATTATAAGATTTGTCTTGTTCGTCTAATAATATACTAGAAATCTCGTGACCTCCGTATACTTGTTGACCAACAGAATAATGCATCGCGTCATTCTTGTAGTCTGACCCGATGCTTATCTTTCTAATATTACTTCTTGTCATCTACAGGAAGTTCTGAGATCTCTCCAGTCTTTAAGTCAATTTGTATTTGACCAAACTCTTCTTCAAGTTCTTTTTTAAAATCCTCAACAAGTTTG